ACTTTACGGGTCTTGGTACTGCAAACGCTGTTGGTCAAACCTACATTGATATGCCTGCTCCAAGTGCTTCTGCCGGTGGTTTGGCAGTGGCGCCTAGTGCCTAATTGGATGGGGGCGTAAGCCCCCTTTAGCTTTGGAGTGAGGACATGGCGATGCAATATGATGTATGGTCGGTCAAGATTAGGTCGAGCACCAACTTCTACGTAACTTCGGTTACGCCTTCTGGTGAAGGTCCGTTGACGCTTGCTAATACAACGCCTGGGATTAACGGTTATGGGTACAAAGTAGCTATAGCTGGTACAGGTAATGAAGTGGGCAAAAACTTTACCATTACTGGGCTTACGGTAGGCGGGGTTGTTGTTACTGAAGTAGTTGCTGGGCCTAACAATAATACGGTCTATAGTACAAACTACTTTGCTTCAGTTACAAGTATTACGGTTAGTGCTGCTACGGCTGCTGCAATTACAGTTGGCTACGGTGGTAACTTAGCACTCCCCATGACCCGTGTTAAAGGCTTGTACTACCTTGCTAGTGGTAATGCTGGATCAATCATTGTGACCCGTAACAGTGATTCTCAAATCCTTCTTGAGATTGATACCCCAGCTTTAGCGACACAGGTTAACAGCCTATATATGGCGGCAGAGGGCATTCGGACGACATACCAGACGAATGATTTTGCTACGGTGGCGGCAACAAACGTCACTGCAACTACTCTAATTTGCGGGTGATACCGTGGCTAAGACCCCAGCATGGCAGCGAAAAGAGGGGAAAAATCCAAAAGGCGGTCTTAATGCAAAAGGCCGCGCTTCTTACAATGCGGCCAACCCAGGCAAGCCAGGACTCAAACCCCCTCAACCTGAAGGCGGTTCCCGCAAAAAGTCCTTTTGCGCCCGTATGGAAGGCATGAAGAAGAAGTTAACTTCTTCTAAAACTGCAAACGATCCCAATAGTCGGATCAACAAATCGTTAAGGGCGTGGAAGTGCTAAATGGACCCGATCATTCTTTGGAATCTCATTACGTCTATTTTGGTAGCTTTGGTAATGTTCATGCTTAAAAACTCGCATGATGAACAGCAACGTATCCAAATACTACTGAACAAAACGCGAGAGGAAATTGCTCGTGATCACATCACTCGTGCAGAAGTTCGTGCAGATCTTGAAAAGATTATGGAACGCTTCGATGCAGGCTTTGAGAGGCTTGAAGCAAAGATTGATGCCCTCGCAAAGAAAGGATAAACCCCATGAAAAAGATGATGAAGTTCGGTAGCCGTAAACGCTACGAAGAAGGTGGCGAAGTTGAAGAAGGCGAACGCGCAAAAGAATATGTTGCATCAAAAGGCGACATAGCCCCTTCTACATTCCGTGAAGCATTTGCTAAAGCTCGTAGAGAAGGTAAAGATAAATTTACTTTCAATGGTAAGTCTTATACGACTGAGATGGCCGGTTCTAGACCTGCTGCACCTGCTGCTCCTAAAGTTGGTGGTCGTGAAAGCGCAGAAGAAAATTTAGCAAAGCGTCGCCCTACTGATTTGGCTTCTAGTAAAGCTAGATACGAAGGTATGAAAGCTGCCGGGGAAAGATCCCAACGTGAGTCAGACGCTGAGAAAGCTCGTGAAAGCCGTTTAGGTTCTTCTATTCTTGCTCGTGATCGTCTTGGTAGTGAGCCTGATGCTTATATCGTAAACCGTCGCCGCCGCGCTGCTATGGAAGAAGCAAAAGAAGCCGCTCCTTCTTCTCGTACTTTTGGCGCAGGTGCTGCGTCGGCTAAAGGTCTAGGTAGTATTGGGGAGCTTAAAAAAGGCGGTAAGGTTCATAAGTACGCTAAAGGTGGATCAGTTGGTTCAGCTTCTAAACGTGCTGATGGTATTGCGATGCGTGGCAAAACCCGTGGAAAGATGGTGTAATGCCCACTGTATCTGCGAAGCAAGAGAAGTTCATGCAAGCTGTGGCGCACAACCCCAAGTTTGCAAAGAAAGTTGGTGTTCCTCAATCAGTTGGTAAGGAGTTTACTGGTATGAAAAAGATGTCAATGGGCGGCGGTGTCGCCCCAAGCAAGATGGGCGCTGTTAAGACTGCTGCCCCCAGCCGTGATGGTGTTGCTATGAAGGGTAAAACCAAAGGCACCCAGATTAAAATGGCTGGTAGCGGTGGCATGAAAAAAGGCGGCAAGGTTAAGAAGATGGCTTACGGCGGTAAGGCTTGCTGACATGATGGCATCTCGCGGGATGGGCGCAATCATGCGCTCAAAAATGCCTACCGCTAAGCGTAAAGCTCGGCGGGATGATACTGACTTTGATCAGTACGCTGAAGGTGGCAAAGTCTCTCGCGTGAACGAAGCTGGCAACTACACGAAACCTGGGATGCGTAAGTCTTTATTCAACCAGATCAAAGCTGGAGGTAAAGGTGGTGCGCCGGGGCAGTGGTCAGCTCGCAAAGCTCAGATGCTTGCTATGAAGTACAAGCAAAAAGGTGGAGGCTATCGTGACTAAAGATTTTCCTGACCTAAACGATGATGGCAAAGTGACTCGCGCTGACGTACTCAAAGGGCGTGGGGTTCCTGGGTTTAAAAGTGGTAAGTGGATTCAGTCCGCTATCAAAAAGCCCGGAGCTTTGAAGAAGTCGTTAGGCGTAAAAGCTGGTGAAAAGATTCCCGCAGGTAAGTTAGCCAAAGCAGCAAAAGCTCCCGGTAAGCTAGGGCAGCGAGCGAGGCTAGCGCAGACGTTGAAAAAGATGAAGTGAAAGCCCCGCAACAGTCGCTAAAAAACTGGACTGACCAGAAGTGGAGGACTAAAAGTGGCAAACCTAGCACACAGGGTCCAAAAGCAACTGGCGAGCGGTATCTCCCATCGGCGGCAATTAATGCTCTTACACCTTCAGAATACGCTGCGACATCAAGAGCAAAGCGAGCTGGAAAAAGCTCAGGCAAGCAGTTTGTCAAACAACCGGCAAAAATTGCCGCTAAGACTGCAAGATACAGATGAAAGACTATAGTAGTTGGCAGGTGCAGAAAGAGATCCTGAAAGAGTATTTACAGGTTATGGTTGCACTTGAAGATTGGCACGGTGTAGCTGATGTAGCGATGGATTTAAGGGAATTGGAAGCCAGACATGACCACGAGCGGCTCAACCGACTTTAACCTAGAGTTCGTAGATATAGCTGAAGAAGCCTTTGAAAGGGCTGGGCGCGAGATGCGTTCAGGCTATGATTTGCGTACGGCTCGTCGGTCAATGAATTTAATGACTATTGAATGGGCTAATCGTGGCATTAACATGTGGACGATTGAGCAGGGCTTTAAGAATTTGGTACAAGGCACTGCGACGTACGATTTACCGGACGACACCATTGACTTGCTTGAGCACGTTATAAGAACGGGAGCTGGCAATGTTTCTACGCAAGCTGACCTCACCCTTACCCGGATTAGTGTCTCCACCTACGCCACAATCCCAAACAAACTTTCTCAAGCACGACCGATACAAATTTACATCAGCCGCAACTCCGGTGCTACGTACCCCGCAGCCAGCGACTACTCTCCAAATGCAACAGCCTACCCACAATTCACAGTTTGGCCTGTCCCTGACCAAGGCACACAAGCCGCTCCGTATTACCAAGTAATCTATTGGAGATTGCGTCGCATTCAGGACGCAGGTGAAGGGTTGCAGACTCCTGATATGCCGTTTCGGTTCTTGCCTTGTATTACCGCAGGGTTGGCTTACTACATAGCTATGAAGATTCCTGAAGGCGCAGAGCGTCTGCCCATGCTAAAGGCTGCTTATGATGAGCAGTGGAATTTAGCGGCAGGTGAAGATCGTGAGAAAGCTGCTGTGCGTTTTGTTCCTCGCCGGATGTATTTGGGGAACACTGGGAGCTTCTGATGCCCAATCAGTTTGCATCAGGTAAATGGGCGATTGCACAGTGCGATAGGTGTAATTTTCGCTTTAAGTTAAAGCAGCTTAAATCGCTTGTCATTAAAACCAAGAACGTCAATATTCTTGTCTGCCCTGAGTGTTGGGAACCTGATCAACCACAGTTACAGCTTGGTATGTATCCTGTGTATGACCCACAGGCTATTCGTAATCCAAGAGTAGACTCTAACTCATACAGACAAGCTGGATTTAATGGGTTGCGGGTTGAACCTGTGAATGATGACTCTAGCATAGATGAGCTAGGTACGATTACAATGGGTAGTCGGATTATCCAGTGGGGGTTTAATCCTGTGGGTGGGTCTAGATTGTTTGATGCTGCGCTGACTCCGAACGATTTAGTAGCGCAGGGTTTAGTTAATTCTGTAACTGTTTCGTAGGAGTTTATGATGGATAAAGCAGATCTCAAGCAAGACAAAAAGATGATTGCTGGTGCAGTGCACAAACACGAGAAGGCTAAGCACAAAGGTCAACCACTGACTAAGCTTGCCAAAGGTGGAAAGACTAATGCTGACATGCTAAAAATGGGGCGTAATCTTGCTAAGGTTGCTAATCAGAAAAAGTCTTCGTTTACCTATAAAGGTGGGATGAAATGAAGCAAGTCAAACCTTTCAACCAACCAAAGCCCGCACCGACTCCCAAGTCTACGGATGCAAAACCAAAGACTTCCGGTATCAAGATTCGTGGCACAGGCGCAGCAACTAAAGGTGTAATGGCTAGGGGGCCAATGGCGTGAATTATACGGAGCTGAAAAAGGCTATTCGGGGATACGTTGAGAACGACTTCCCGACGATTACGTTTGCCGATTCTGTTACGACGTTTACGTCAGATGAGCAGCTTGCTGTTTTTGTTAAGCAGGCTGAGCAGCGTATCTTTAATGCCCTTCAGCCTCCTATTTTCCGCAAGAGTGTCATTGGTGTGTTTGATGCGGATAATCCTTATCTCACTTGCCCTACTGACTTTCTTTCTCCCTTCAGTCTTGCTGTAATTAATTTAACGACGGGGCGGCGGGATTTTCTGCTGAATAAAGATGTTGAATTTATTCGAGAGGCTTACCCCATCCCTACTTCGACAGGCCGACCCCGTCATTACGCATTATTTGGCCCTATGGTTAATGGTGGTGTCATCACAAATGATATTTCTATTATCGTAGGCCCAACCCCAGATTTAAATTACCAAGCTGAGCTTCATTATTTCTACTATCCTGAGTCGATTGTGACTGCGGGTACATCTTGGATTGGTAATAATTTTGATACTGTGCTTTTTTATGGTGCGTTGCAAGAAGCGTATACCTTTATTAAAGCCGAGCAAGATATGATGGTTAGGATTGATACGCAATATAAAGAAGCTCTTTCGCTCTTTAAACAACTTGGTGATGGTAAAGACCGCCGTGATACTTATCGTGACGTACAAGTACGTTACCCTGTGAGGTGACATGGCAATCTATCAAACCATGTGTACAAGTTTTAAGGCTGAGGTTGCTCAGGCTTTACACAATTTCACTGCAAATACTGGCGATGTTTTTAAACTTGCTCTTTATGTTGCTAGCGCCACGTTGGGTTCTGATACAACCGCATACACAGCATCGGGCGAGTCTAGTGGGACTAATTACACGGCTGGTGGGATTACGCTAACGAATGTAACCCCTACAACATCAGGCACGACAGGCTATTGGTCGTTTGAGAATGCTACGTTTTCAAACGTAACGCTTACATGTGCTGGAGCTTTAATCTATAATTCTACCAATCAAAACCGTGCAGTATGTGTTTTAAATTTTGGTTCGACGATTAGTAAGTCGGGTTCCAACCTGACAATTACTTTCCCTCCTCCGGGGGCAACGGATGCTGTTTTGAGGATAACCTGATGGCAATGGTATTTACGACCAAAGGTGAGATGGACGAATCCCTACTTGAGAAAAAAGAAGGGGTGGTTGATACTGACAACGAACACACAACGTGGGTCGAGTACTGGCATAACGGTGAAATGGTGCATCGTTCCGCGCATGTGACGTTGAAAAAAGCTATGGTGCTGTCTGCCACAGCAGCAAAAATCGGTTAGTTTGAAAGGAGCCTCAAATGGCAAATACTCAGGCAATGTGCACTTCGTTCCTGCAAGAGCTTATGCAGGGGTTGCAAAACTTTACGACGAGCACAGGTAATTCGTTCAAAGCAGCGTTGTATTTGGCTTCGGCAACTTATAATGCTTCGACCACTGCATACGCTTCAACTAACGAAGTATCGGGAACCAACTATACAGCAGGTGGTGTGGCGGTGACCAATGGTACTTCGCCGCAGTCTAGCAATGCTTCGGCAACTGCTGGTGTTGCGTACTGGACCCCGTCTGCTTCAATTACGTATACCAACGTGACGCTTACAACGGCTTTTGATGCGGTGTTAATTTATAACAATACCAATTCAAACCGTGCTGTTAGTGTTCATACGTTTGGTTCGCAGACGATTACGGCGGGTACGTTTACGCTGACTATGCCGACCAACAACACCACCTCTGCTTTGTTGCGTCTATCCACGACCTAATTTCTTTTTAGGGGTAGCCCGTGGCTAATTTTGGCTGGGGTTCAAACCCGTGGGGCTAT